CCCTTTCACGTTTAACGTCCTATTATCCCGCTTAGACGCTCGCCCACCACAGCGAGATGCACTTGGCCGCAGAAGCATGAATGCGCCCTTGTTAACCGATCACCCAGTACCAGCTCCCCAACTGGACCCCTTTCGGATGCTGGATGGCGGTAGGCACAAAGAATGATCAAGATGTAGCAATCATGGGAAACCCGGAAGAATACCTCCTAATAGAACCAGTAGTACCAAGTGCTTGGAAGAGGGTATGTATACCACCCTGCACGAGCCCACGCCCAACGGCTCCACTGACAGTGCGCACACCACGCAACAAATAATCGCCAAGCTCCTCAATGGAAGCCTGGTGTTGTTGAGTGGTGAAAGGCAAAGGTGTCTTGGGAGCAACAGTGAGCCCTGCAGTGGGACCGGGAACCCATTCGTACACTGCAGTGTACTCGAAGAAACCATCTGGCTGAATAGTGGTGGTGGTAACGGCCGTACCATCAACGCCGTTGCAAACGGCGAATAAGGTACCGGCTGACGAGGTTGTGGCGACCGACAAATTCGAGCCAATAAAATCCTCGTCTTCACCTGTAGGAAGCCAGCGGACTTCGTGGGGCCCACCGCCATTGGGAACACGCTCAAGGGTTTGACCAATGAGAGTCCCAACGAAAGCGGTGCCAGTGGTAAAGAGAGGTGGAGATGTAGAATACCCAACCCCCACTACGCCTTGCCGAGCCAACATGGGTCCGGTGGGAACCCACTTCAAGCAGGCTGCGACAGGCCTGTACGACCTAACAATACTCTGATTCAAAAATATTCCCCCGTTGGCTACGGCAGCAACACTGGGATTGGCGCTCGCGGCACTTCCTATGAGGTAGGCAGGAAAGTTCTTCGGAACTATCTGACAATATATGTTCATAGGGAATGTGTTGCCTACAACCAGGCCGGTGCCCGCACCGGCAGGGGGAATGATCTGCTCGGTGATGCGCACAAGATATCCAGTGTCGGTACCACCATAAGGGGGGTACGCCATATTAGACGCACAGGGATCCCTGAGCATCTTGTCATAATCTAACATTTCTCTGACATAATAATTATTAACTTTAGATAGCCTCTGGGCCTTCCGGCCCTTCCTAGGCTTAACATTTTTGTTCAATTTTTTACCGGGCATTTTGCTCCTGAAACAATGTATGGGGATATACGTTATAATGACTCGAAGAATCGAGGAGGCGGCCCCACGCCATGTTGGATATGGCGTCCTCTATATCTACCTGCTCATGCATATCGACGCCAAAAGCCAGTGCAAAGCTTAAACGCGTCTCCACAGACACAGGCACAGCCGCCACTCCGTGACCAGCAGCGGTCTGTATCCTGTACTGCCACCCAACTCCACCAAGTTCCCTATAATCAAACTTGCCGGTTTTGCCATGTTTCACGGCCCACTGATAATAAGCCTGTAACAATGGAATGCCAGCCGCCATGGACATTCCGCAGATGCCAACCGAGCGAAGGTGGACCTCATAATCCGCCAAACGCTCAAGCCTGGAACCGCCAGCGAAATCAGTGGTGAAAACCTTGGAGGGGTTGCGTACCAACACCCATCCACCAGGCCCCCAAACGGGCCTGCTCTGACAAAACTCAACCTGCTCAGGCACACGAGCAGGGGCCTCAACCTTCATCCGCATACCCCAGCGGAGATACCACTCAGCGAGGCCGCCCAACAAAGGCAAGTCGCATGCAGGCACAAACAACAGCAAATCATCCCCATCGCACAACACGTCAAAGCTGCCAACGCCCATCTCCTTGCAAAATAGCACGCACAGCAACAATGAAATAATGCAATTGCCAAGGCTTGTGTTCTGATCGCCGGAACAACGCATCGCGCCAATATTGGCAGCGACAGCGCCGTCCCTACAGCGACCAACACCATAATTTGAAAGTTGACACCGCAGCAAGGCTGGCAGCAACCTATCGCCGGGAAACAAGCCGGTGTAAAGCGAATGTTCAACCTTCAGCAATTCCTTGCCGATGGTCTGATCAAATCTACTCGCATCCAAACCGACACAAACCCAACCAGGCCGCAACTTGCTGGCTATGAGCTCAGCCTTACGCTGCTGTGTCATGCCTTTGGCAATGACATGATCGCTGCCGACCAACTCGGCAAGCGCACCAAACACGGCGTGCTCGATGGAGGATGTGTACCTGCCCAAGAGGTAGTTAAACCGAGGATCACGTGGTGAAATGATCCTAGGAACCTGTTGCTTATCCCACACTGTATTTTCATACTTAGTGAAAAAACCCAATTGTGCCAATTGGGCCAATGTGGCAGGCTCCGTGCCCAACCTGGTTCTGGCTAGTGTGTATAACAGGCGCTTGGAGCCGTTCCTCGAGATGATGAACTCATCCCCGGTCAACCGGTTGCAATTGCCTATCTCAC